TTATTCAGCAGCAGCTTTCGCAGCTTCTTTTTCAGCTTTCGCATCAGCCTTGGCTTTGACAGCAGCTTCACGCTCGGCGATTTTCGCAAGTTTCGCAGCTTCGCGTTCTGTTTTCTTGACAGCAGCAGCTTCGTCACGCTCAACTTTCGCTTTTGCTCGTTCGGCAGCAGCTTCAGTTTTCGCCGATTCAGGATCAGTCAGACCGTGCTTCGTATACCAAGCCGCTTTGCGAGCAATGAACTCTTCCGCAGTTGGTTCGGTGATGGTCATGATGCCTTGTCCAGTCCAGCTATAGACGTCCCACGGCTCTGTGCCTTCTTTTTCAATGACGTCGACAATAGTCATGCCATCAGTGTAGTTCGGCCAGCGATGCGTCCGCCCCTGAGTGCCGTCGTGTTCGCCAGTTTTGGTGATGGTTGAAAACATTTTCTGGTTCGGACGTTTGACCGTCTTCGCCTCAGCCGATTTGGCCAGACCGCGCTCTTTGGGTTCAGCTTTGACTTTCGGCTTTGTTTCTTTCACTTTCGGTGCTTCAGAAGCTTTGTTGTGGCGCAGGAGCGCTTTCCAAGTCTGAGCAGCACCAGCGGCTTGATCTTTGAAACCTTTGACTTCTGCCACGTTGAGGCTCACAGCCACTTCATTGCGCAGTACCAAAAGGTCTTCAATTGACAGTTGAGCCAAGTCTGCCTCGGCGTATTCTGTCTCGTTAAAGGTAATGTTCATATCATTTCTCCATTTATCTGATATCAAAAGTTGCCTCAGTTTGGGCATAGTTAAACCTAACTTATTCCCATATCCGAGGCAACCCTTAATTGTCCAGTAAAGACAAATAGTTTAGTTAGTCTGCACAGGCACCAGTTTTTCTGCCGAACTCGTCTAAAGTACAGGACCCACCAGTATCTTCAACTTGAACATCCTCATCAGCAGATTTGATAGGCTCGTCGTAGTTACCTGCTGGACGATACGTTGTCAAACCTTTGGCACCATTTTCCCAAGCAGACATATAGATGTTCTTGAACTCGTCGTATGGGAAGTCAGAAGGAACGTTGCACGTCTTAGAGACTGCGCTGTCGCTCCACTTTTGGGCAGTACACAGAACGGCTACGTGTTCATCAGCAGTGATGTTTCCATTAGTTACAGTGCGACCCTTATGCCCAAGAACAGCAACGCCGTAGTCAGGTATCTCTACTGTCTGAACACCAGATGTCATGATGACATTACGTTTCTGCTTGTAGGCAATAACAGGTTCTACACCAGACGATACGTTGTCAGCGTAAAGCGAGATAGTACCAGTCGGCGCAATGCTAGTCAAGTGACTGTTGCGAATACCATGCTTTTTGATGAGATCGATAGTTTCTGGCCAAAGAGTACTGACAAACTTTGAAGCAAGATAACGAGTCTCATCATATAGTGGGAAAGCACCTTTTTCACCAGCGAGAAGAGCTGATGCCTGATAACAGTGATTCGCAATGAACTCACCAAGACGATCTTGAAATTCAATGAATCCAGGAGTTCCGTAGGGCATACCCATAGCTTCGAGAGCGTTTGCTAGACCAGTTTGACCGAGACCCATGCGACGTTTCAAGTGAGCTTCTAGACGTTGCTCAGGAAGAGGGTAGCGGCTCCGATCAATTACGTTATCCATAGCGCGCACAACGTTCGGAATATCTTTTGCAAGAAGTTCCCAATCGAAAGCCCATGAACCATCAGGTGTTTTGTAAAGATATTTAACCGCGTTGAATGAACCCAAGAGGCAAGCACCATAGGGAGGAAGAGGTTGTTCACCGCATGGGTTAGTCGCTGCAATTTTCTCACAATAGTACAGGTTGTTCATCTCGTTGATGCGATCAATGAACAGGACTCCAGGTTCTGCCCAATCGTAGGTGCCACGCATGATCATGTCCCACAAAGCACGAGCATTGACTTCGCGGTAATTAACACCGTTAAATTTCAATGTGAACATACTGTCTGATTTGACAGCTTCCATCAATTCGTCAGTTACAGCGACTGATAAGTTGAAACCTCGGAGAGGACGCATATCCCAAGGAATATTTGGATCACTTACCTGTTTTGCACGAATGAACTCTTCAATATCAGGGTGATCACACCGGATAACCATCATTTGTGCGCCGCGACGATTACCTGCTGATGAAGTGGCTTTGCAGATTGCATCATAGATACCAGCAAACATCATAGGACCATCTGTGGTTGAGTCTACACCCTTGATGATATCACCTGATGGTCGCAATGTTGAGAAGTCATAACCAACCCCACCTCCCTGTCGCATAGTCGTAGCTGCCAACTTAGCTACGTCCATGATGCTTTCTGGAGCGAAGCCCTTGTGGTTAGAGAATTTGAAAACAGTCATGTCCCCAACAAGAGAGTCGATGTATTGTTTGCGCTCTTCACCAGTGGGGCCATCAACGAAGCTGTCATGGATTGTCGGCATGACAAAGCAATTGAACAGAGTTACATTCTTTAGAGAACCTGCTCCAGCTTGCACTCGACCAGGAGGCCTGAACCGCTGATCCATAGTGCATTCTCGAAATGCCATATAATGTTCGTGATTGTCTTGAAGAAAAGCAGCTACTCGATTCGTCGCTTCTCTGTAGTCTTCGTTTTTGCCTCGGTATTTTTCTGCACCGACAGCATCGCAGTGTGGGTTTTGTGGACCAACCATTCGTCGTTTCTCCTGAGTTCGCATTTGTTACCTTTTCATTCTAACGACAGCTACATCATCTGCTGCTCTGGTTATCGCAGTATAGAGCCACCGCCATTTATCTTTGCGGAAGCAATTACTCTCGTCGAAGACGCAAACGCTGCGCCATTGTGAACCTTGTGATTTGTGACAAGTCAACCCATATCCATAGGCAAATTCTTGAGCTTCTCGCTTTTCATACCAAGCGAGTTTTTCTTCTGTTCCTAGGAAATGGTGTTCGTGGGCTGATATCTCTATTGAGGCCATATTGTCTTCTGGGTGCATAGACATAAACACTTTTTGGTCTAAGACCGCAGTGACATCAGATACCTCGAAGATAGCCCCGTTTAACAACCCTAGTTCACTATTGTTTCTAAGGCAAACTAATCTGTCACCGATCACAGGGTATTTATCTTCAATCCCTTTTAGCTGACGAAGTTTGTTGTTAGTGAGACGCCGTGTGGTATTCTTACCTACAAGAATCTGATCAAAAGAAAGCATTGTTTCAGGCTCTAATTTTGTTCCCTCTGGGTAGACCGCGCAATTATCACCGTAGTCACCGATTGTCAAAGCTATCTGGTTACGAGTCTCTGTTGCCATACGGATGATAGGGCTTTCACCAGCTTGTCTGTGGATATCTGTAAGCATGACATCTGGCTTTACGTTCTCAGTGAAGAACCCAGCACCGCCGACTGGAGGTAGTTGTGCAGGATCGCCCAAAACGAGGACAGGAACACCAAAAGACAGAAGGTCTTTGCCCATGCGCTCATCGACCATAGAGCATTCATCAATGATAATAAGGGCGGCTTGACGTATTTCACTTTCAGTGTTCAACACGAAAAATGGTTGTTCTGAATTATCGCTCTCGGCTTTCACATCTGATCGAAGACGTCGCACTTTTGGGTGATCATCTATGAAATCAGCTTTCAAGTTTGCTGCTGATAATTCTTTGATTAAGTTCTCTAGTTCTAGTTCGAGCTGAACTAATCTTACACGACTTTTGTCTCTGCTGTGATAGATCAAGCTGTGGATAGTACAGGCGTTTTCGCAACCTTTTGATCGCAGGACGTGAGCGGCTTTGCCTGTGTAAGCTGCGAATATAACTTCGCCATCGATTCCTTCGGCTAGGTGTTTTGCAAGTGTGGTCTTACCTGTTCCTGCATACCCAAAGAAGCGGAAAACTTGGGTATCTCCATAGTTTATCCACTCGTTAACTTTACTTAGAGCATCGTTTTGTTGGTCATCAAATTTCATTGTTGGGCCCCCTAAAGAAGTTCGGAGGGCAGCGTTGGGAGCGCCACCCTCCAGTGATATACCGTTTAGTCAGCCCGACCTAGAACGGCATATCATCGTCGGTGTCTGCACCCGAGCCACCACTCGAGGAGTCACCCGACCCCTGATCCGTGACCTTACCTTCAGTTTCAGTGGCCGCTTTGACCAATCCACCTTCGATCATTTCACGGAATTCACGTGCCGCAGTCAGCATCAACATACCAGCTTCATCTGGCTTGATAAGAGAACTGATCCAAGTATCTCCAAACGGACGGATCAACAAGTTGAAGAAACTCTTGCCTTTCGCAGTTTGTTTAGTGGTTGATACTTTTGCACGGTTAGCCATCAAAGGTGGAGCACCCTTGATCGTATACATAGAAGTCCACCAGTCTTTCTGCACTTTGATCTTAGTGCTAGAGAATGGAAGAACACAATACCCGACGGTCTCTGTTCCAGTTTCATCAAGGATAAGACAATAAACATAGTGTGTTTCTATCAAATCCATACCTTCTGGAGTTTTGAACGGCATACGTTTTCCATCTGCATCTGCCGGAGGAATTCGTGACCCACCATTTTTCTTGAGCACTGCCAGGACAATAGCAGAACCATCTTCGTGTGAATCACCGCGACCACCGCCTTTGGTACGGGGAACCCATTCAGCCCAAAGGTGGTCTTTGTGGATAGGCTGCACGATGAAAGGTTGCTGTACGACTTCACCGGTCACAGAGTTCACAAGATCACCTGATTTGATGTTGTTGTCCTCGTCCTCAACCAAAACTGAGTTGCTTTGCATAACAGAGATAAACGGAATGGAAAGGTCTGTGACTTTTACGCCTTCAAAACCTTCGTGTTTTGCATCACCGTAGTCGTAATTGCCGACTGCTTGTGTTTTTTCTTCAGCTTTCGCTACTTCTTTTGCCATTTGGGCTATTCCTTAGGTCGTTAGAGTTTGATGGGACTTTATATTCTGGCAGTCCCTGGACCAGTAGTATAACTGAGAGGACGATTAGGCCTCCATTCGTTTCTCACTTAACATGTCAATTCATGTCCGCCTTTTTGATCAGCGCCTTACGCAAGAGAAATTGCATACTTCATGCTCCAGTTATTCCTTCACCTTGGCAACTCGTTGGCGGAAAATACCAAAGGTATCTCTGGGTAATTCTACGCCTTCCCCGAGTTGCTCTTTCACCCATGCGTTGAGAGTTGCATGGTGAACGGTATGATTTTCTTTCACAACCAAAGGCAACTTGCGACGCCTTAGATCTGCTGCGAATTTCTTAAATGCTTTGTCTTCTCCTTTAGAAAACTCAACAATAATTTGACGTTTCGGAAGATTTCCGTATCCGTTTGCATCCAACCAGTTAATAGCAGGAACACGTTTGTCACCAGCGATAGAGGAACGGATGTCTTCTTTAACTTCGAGTATCCGGCCATCTTTGAGAGTAAGTTTACCGTTCATGCCTTCTGTAGCGGCTGGAATTCGTTGCTCGGCGATATCTTTGCGAGCATCTTTAGCTTTTTCGAGAGCTGTCTCAAGCTCTAGTATTAACGCATCTGATTCTTGTAGTTCATCTGCGAGTTGCATCAACACAACTTCAAGATTTCCAGGAATAGCATCATCTTTGAATGCGGCGTATGGGTCATCTGTCATGGTTATATCCTTGGGCTGTTAGTTTGCTCAACTTAGCCCAAGTGGCCGCAGGTGACAACATCAAAATATCTTTGAGACAATCTCAGTGTACTCTCCATGTCGTCCGCTCCATTGTAAGAACTTCACTCTACCTTCATTGTAATGAGCAGCGACAGCGGTAGATATTCCTATTAATCCCGGATTACCAATAAGAAGAAGGAAGTCATCGTCGTTGAATCCAGACAGCTTATTGTGGATATTACCGAGAATAAGTTCAGGGTTGAAAGGGTGAGCAGAAGGAGAGAGGACATAGACAATATTCCCCCACCTTTCGGCTTTGAAAATTGAAGGGAAGCGTGGAACTAACTCACGCTTATCCCCATCAAATTTCATCTGTTGTTGAATTGCAAATACAGTCATGAGATTAGATCCATTCTTTCCATTTGTCGCCTTGGATTTCCACTGCGACGTCTCTTTTGTTTCTGAGATTGTCAACAATGTGGTTATCAACAGTATCATTGGCTACGATGTCAATATAGTTCACTGGATGCTCGTCCATTCCAGCGCGGTGGCATCGGTCTTCAGATTGCAGTCTGTCAATCAGGCGGAAGCTGTTAGAGTAGTAGACCATGTTTTTCGCTTGAGTTAGAGTGAGTCCTGGTCCACCCTTCTGGGCTGTTCCAACAAACCATTGAGCGTCTCCAGCTTGGAAAGCTAGTTTATTACGCTCGGCAGTATCATCATCAACTGATCCATCGTAACGCACAGCGTCTTTGCCCAAGAGGTCCATCAGTTGGTCCACGTCGTGGGTGAACCGCGCCCATACAATAGTCGGTTGAAATGTCTGATCACGGATATCTTCCATGACTGTCAATCGAGGATTCTTTTCAGAGAACATGTGAACTGGTTCGTCTTCACCGACAGGAACATAGTTACAAGCGATCTGTTGAAGTCGAAGCAGTTTAACGATTGGAAGTTCAGCGGTGATAACCTCTTCACCAATTTCAATCATGAGTTCTTCATCAAGTTCTTTGTATGCTGCTTTCTGAGCAGGGCTCATATCAAAATAACGCTTGGAGTATAGTTTCGGAGGAAGATCAAGCACATCGTCTTTAAGTACGCGATCCGTTATTTCAGTCAACCACTTACGCAGCAGATCAATGTTCTGGTACTCGATAAGCTTGTCATACCCAGGATCGTAACCGTGCAGTTTCTGGCAATCAGCGCGGGTGAACCATCGCCCAAAGAACTGACGAAACTCTACTGATCCGTGGATTCCTTTGTTTTTCCAGAAGTACTCGTCAAGGAAACGAATTTGACTATAGAGGTCGAATGGTCCGACAGCCACGGGAGTTCCGGTAAGGATACGGCGATAGTCAGCATATTTGCCAGAAGCGACAACTGACTTGGTACGTTTCGCGTTGGGAGCTTTGACATTGTGGGCTTCGTCAAGGACATACAAGCATTTCCGCTTCTTTAGAAATTTCCAAACAAAGTCCTTTCCTTCTTTTGTCATGAACGCATTGTAGCTGATGAGAAGAACAGCGAGACCGTCCCATTGAATCAGAGCTTCCATAGATCGCTTGTGAGCTTTGGTGTTTTTCTTGGCTGTGAGAAATACTGATACCATAGTGTCGAACACATACTCTGGAGGCATATGCTTTGGAATTTCATCTGTGTTCCAGTTGCGTTCAACCCCAGGAGGAGCAACAACTACTAAAGCATCTATCTTTTTGTTTTCGTACAGAAAGCAAGCTGTGTCAATAATAGGCTTTGTTTTTGCAGTTCCCTGCTCCCAAAGTAAACCCCATGACTTTTGCTCTACGTGTTCTGCGAGGTGACTGAGTTGATGATCAAACGGCTTGACTGTGTGAGGGTAATCTTTGATATCCATGTTTGCTCCTTTTCTAATTGCACGTTAACCCAAACGGGTAAAGGTGACAACATCTTTGACTCTACTGACTTCACTTATGAAACTTCGCTTGACCCCAAGTGAGGGCATCTCAACCCTTTGTTTTTATTATATTTATTTATCATTGACTCTACTTACTTTACTGACTTTACTAAAATATAACCCCAGCTAAACACAGCAACCCCAGCGGTTTACAAACTAGGGGTGGCAGGGGTGCAAGTAAAGTCAACGATAATCTTTGCAGCAATAACAGCAACATAGAAAACAACGATGACTTTACTTGGCTTCCCTAATAGTATTTTAGCGCAGCATCTCGTAGTGTGGACCATCAATAAAGTCAGGTCCAGGATTACGAATGGTGTACGCACGAACAGCCTTTTCAATCGCATCAGCGTATTCTTTTGGGCTGCTCAGAGATTTAGGAGCGTACTCGTCAAGCTCTTTGTCCCATACGCCACCCCACCGAAGTTCAAGGTCCATTTCACGACTCAGCCAAGCCATGCAACCTGCGATTGGGTAAATGAGAGGCCATTCCCAACGTGGATCCCCAACGTATGGAACTAGATCGACAGCTTCACCAAAACCACTGGACTGCTTTTGGTGCTTTGACTTACGATTGCGACCATCGAGCTTTGATGCACCTCGTTTGAAAAGTTTCATCTGCATGGAAGCAGTGCGAAGACCTCCATTGCTCAAGATCGTGAAATCAACCGGTGTGATCTTGATACATTCTTCGACCATCTCTACCAGCTTTGGGTGAACACCCTTGAGATTCTCTTTTGAACCTTCTCCAAGAAAATACGTCATGTTATCTTTTCTCCATTCTTTCAAGAAGTCTGTCAATGCGCGAGGCCAGATTTCCCAATGCTCCGTGAAGTCGCTCCTCGCTGAGCGCCATTTTTCGTTCCATCGCTACCAACTGAGCAGCCCCGACATACTCTTGGGCTACTTTCAACTTGAATTCAGACAACGCTTCTGAGTTAGCAATAACTTTTCGCCAGATGTTGTATACCATAGTCAATACAAGACCACCTATTGCGACTAGTAGACCCAATAAAGAAATCAATTCTGGGAGAGAAAAATTCATGTATTAGTTATCCTTGTGTCTCGCTTCACATAGAAGTCGATGAGGGCTTGAAGCTGCAATCCGCAACTGATAAGGTTAGATCGATCGCTTATCCAAAAGGCCTCTACCTCTGCTTGAGTCAATGATCGAGAAGGTAACAAAACAGGTCGCTCACAAGCAACAGTAAACCCAAGAGGTGGGTCTGCTAGAATTGGTGGTTCAACGGAGCCGATTGAGTCTCCACACGCTGTCGTCACTAATAGCACGGCGATCAGCATCAGGGTCTTCGGAACCTTCGAGTAACAACTCTTCAATTTCTGTGTTTCGTTCATCGAGTAATCTCTCAAGTTTCAGTTGTCGCTGCCTCGCTTCTACTAGAGCCTCTTCATTGGCTTCAGATTGACGAGAACGCTCCTCTTGAATTGCTGTTTGGTATTTGCGTTCTATTGCTTCGACACCACGGTCGTAACCGTTACCATCAACCCACCACAGAGTCAAGAGGACAACCGACACAGCCAAAAGATACGGCAAAAACTTCATCAATGCAACCCCAGCCCGTTTTCCGAGTAGTGAAATTAGAAATGATAACATAACTTAGACCTCTGCGGACGTGTTGGTGTAAAGGCAACGCGCCACAACCCAACCAGCGCCACCAAAACACCGCCCGTTGCGGGCTTGTTTACCTGTTTTGGTGTTATGCCCCACCATTACCATCAGGCCCCTCTACGGTGTCTTCTACCACTCCACACTTAGTGTCGTTTATTTGGGTTACAGTAGAAGACGTGAAATAGCTTACGATAATAGTCGTACACATACCGAACAATGAGCCCAAGAGGAAAGATAGTTTCTCGACACGTTCTGCTGCTGCGTCTTGGGTTGTGCCATAGATCAGCATCCATCCTCCAACGACAAGCATGAACCAGAAAGAAATCCATGCCATGCGTCGGCGATTATTGAAACGTATGTCAGATTTGATTGCCACTTTTAATTCCCAAGGGTAAAAGACACACCGAACACTGCGCCAATGTTCAGATCACCAGCGTTATTGGTCTCAAACGCTGGTGCGACGAACAAATCCACACCGTCGCGTATTTCGTAACCAGCGCGGGCATATGGGGACACTGTGATTGACTTGTAACCAGTCACACCGCCAACTTCCAGAAACGCGCGTTCGTACTCGAAGCGATACCCACCGTAAGCGGAGAACGTGCTTTCACTGTTGAGGTAAGCTCCAGCCACAAAACCGCTGTCGTGCTGCAACTGAAGGTGCGGATGGACAGAGTTATAATTTCCGTCCATTGCTAGGTGCTGGCTGAACGCCAGTGCTAAAACTACGTCAATCAATTTTTTGTCCCATACAGGTGGAAATTGCCACTAACGATTGTGCCAGTGTCCGTAAATATCTTGACAGAATTATACGTTCCAGACAGGGCAAGTCTTGCTGAAAAATCTGTCTTCATCATGTGTATTGTCCCAGACACTCTGGGGTTATACGCAAAACTACCCCACATAAATCCTTGCCCGTCAGGTGCTAGGTTAATTCGCCCTCCATTCAGTCTGCCAAGAGTTAACGCACCATAAATAGGGAGTGGTATCAATTTTATGTGGTCCGCACTGTTTGAATTGATTTTTGAAGTAGTACCATCACTTCTTAGACCAGTGGTTGCATAAGAATAATCCGTTGTTGAATCGTACCAAATGCTGCCCGAATTTGAGGAAAGCCTTATTTGAACTGTAGCTTCCGCTGAAGTTCTAAGATTTGATATGGATATCCATAGCTCATCATAACCACTTGTGGGGTTGTCCAAGAAGATCACTTCACCCCCTGTAAGCGTTCCAGCGGCTATAACATGGGACGTATTCGCTATGACAGCAGCAATCTTTGCAGGGCTGACTAGCCCCTCTACAGTGCTAGTCCCCGTCTTCCATACAGATTCGGCCTGTGTTGTTACGTTAATATCTGCCAAGACCTGCGCGGGTGTGCGGAATTCAAACGCATTTTCACCTGCATTCACACGCATGTAGCTTAGAGCGTTTCCGGTTTTATCAACATTGATAGAAGCAGCAGATGCCTCTGCTTCATCAGCAGATGTGGCGGCAGCTATCCTGTCAGTCCCAGTGGTAGTTTCTTGTTTTAGTAAAGTCTTTAAAACTACACCTTCTCTGGTAGTGAAAGTTCCATTTCCATTCAGATCTACAGCGCCGTTGACAGCTAATGCAAGGTCATCAAGATCCCTTTTTCCATTATCGATGTCTGCTTGAGTGATTGAGGACATGATAGCTCCGGTTGTTTTTGTTACACTACATTAAGAATAGCTTCTAGACAACATTAAACGGCAAACATTTTATCGTTCTCATAATATCGATCATCGTCGTTTATTAAGTCTAATCCATAAACAAAACCATCTTTAGCTGTTTTCTTACCAACGATCATTCTAGTAGAAGTTCTTGACAACGGTACTGAAACTAAAGAGAAAGTAGATTTTGCGTAAGAACCGTCTGTTGTATTTATTGGGTACGCCAAAGGTTCTGAAAGAGTAATAGAAGTAGGTCTTACAGAAGACACTCCAACAGATTGCACAATTCCGTTGTAGAATTGAATCTGACAAGTGTAAGTTACTCCTACTGGAATTTCTCTGTTTGGGATAACAGAAAGAGTTAGGTTATCTTGTGCCTTAATTTCTCCCGTTATGACATCAGGTCTTGTGTTGTCAGCTACAATAACAACATCCTTAACCGAGATCAAAGCAGCCTCCTGTAAAGCATCAAAAGAAACTGATAAGTTCTGATATTGCATTTTATTCCAGGCTCTCCACGCATGGAGTTCAGCGTGTTGAGAACTTCGAAGCCCAAGAAGAGGAACGGTCTTAGGTCTAGCTAACCCAGCGGAAGGAAGTTCTTTGAAGAAAGGTTCTCCGTTAACATCTCTCCATTCTACTTTCACTCCATCATAATCATTGTTTATTCCGAATCGAACAGTTCTTTTTTCCGTGTTTGGTCTTTTGTTTCTGTGGTTAAACAGAAGAACTGGAATATCATCTGGAATATCTGCTCTGAACATCAACTGACTACCTCTTCGGTAGGCTTTTATGAAACAAGTTTCACACACTGAAGATATCATCTCTTCAAGAGAAACATTGACGTCATCAAATGTAGCTCCGTAAATCAATGGAATATCAGTTTCAAAATGGGCTTCTACGTCTGTGCAAGCTTGATCAAGACTCTCGAAATCAAAACTGGATAGGTCTTGATTTCCAATAACCGGATCTTCAAATATACTAGGCACAATTTCTCTTGGAGAAGAACTAGCTGCTAAAGACCCAGCAACACCAGCAGAGTTCCGAGAAGGAACTTTTCTGGTGCATAGCATATTCAATTTTCTTTGTTTAAGCGATTGAGCTCCAGCCGTAGCTAGAGTTCTAGCAATTATATTAGTCACATCTCCATAATCATGGGCGGGATGATCTTTAACTCCAAAACAAGAACCCCACCTAATTTCATCTACCACAGTTCCATCAAATCCTACATCTGAATCAGAAGTTCTTCTAGCTCTTACATTGTAGTATTTATCTCCTGGAAGACTTCCTATATCTAGAGTTACAGCTCTTTGTGATGTTAACTGGTTACTTCCTACTATTGTTACTGCATGAACTGCTGGAGTTCCGATATTTGTACCAGAAGAGTCACTCTCTGTTATTTCAACTTCTAAATTTATTGAAGTAGAAGTTTGCAAAGAACCATCATCTTTATATAATCCTTGAGGAGCAACGAAGTTACAAACAATACTTGTGGGAGTAATGTATCGACCCAAAAATAAAGGACCTTCCCATCCTTCAGCAACGATGCCTGTTATAGTTCCACTAGAAACTTCACTTTCGTCTGTTGTGGCGTCTCCTAAATCATTCCAATCAGAATTAACTGATCCAGGATCTACAAGAGAAATTACAGAACTTGAAGAAGATAGAATTTCGTAAGTCCCAGATAAATTTAAGGTAACTTCACCAGAACTGGTGGTCGTAACTACAGAGCTCGCAGATAATTGAATAGTATCACCAGAAGAAAAATAGTCTTGAAATTCAATAGTTTCACCAGAAACTCCAGACTCTCTGATTCCATCTGGCCACTCAAAAATCAATCTGTTATTACCAACGAAAGTATTTAAGTTCGGGGCTTTTAGCTCTTGACCATTAACCTCATTCATTTTGTGTGCTGTGAAAACACCATAAGTTATGTCAGTACCCACGGAGAGAACAGGAGAATCTGAGTTTGATATTTTTGTACTCGCACTCGTTCCTGGACCGTAGACTTGAATGCTACTTCCCGATATGTTAGCTAACTCTGTTGATCCATCTCTGACATCAGTTATATCGTATTCTCCACGACCTAATACGAGATGAGATATTTCAACTTCTTTATGATTTTCATACCTAGTGAGAGTTGGACCGACCAGATCTGGAATAACTCTCACTTGTCCATAGCAATCGTTAATTCTAGCCAGAGGTCTTGGACCATTACTCCTTGAAACTAAACTATTGGTTGAAGAACCCGGACGAGAGTTTCTACGATTGACTGTTGGTATTGAGGGTATCAAAAGAACTACTGCAACAGCGACAGCAACAACTACGGCAATTAGAATAAAAACAGGATTGCCAGGAAAGTTTACGAATATGACTCTAGAGTCTTCAGGCAGTGAATCAAGAACTTGTACCCCTTCTTTATTCCTTGGGGTTATATCTGTATGATTACTAACTTGACCCAGAAACAGACGAGCTCCATCAGGCATTCTATCATACCTTTTAGACAACTCTTCACCGATGCTTTCGCAGTTGACTATTTCCCAATCTGAGACTTGTAGGGGATTGTCACTGATCAATAGTTGAGGCATCATAAAATTCCATTTTATTATAAAACATTGAGACTGTTGATTTCTCTTGGGCAGTAGGTCCGTTTTCGTCTAAGTGAAGAATTTTTCCTTTGCAGAACACGCCAACATGAGGATTTCTCTTAGCGTTAAAAAGAAAAACTATACATGGATCCTTTGGTTTTTCTAGAAGAATTAATCTTTTTCTCTGATTTTTCCAAAATCTCATCTGCTTAGAGAGACCTTCTGGAAAGTCAGCTTGTAAAGACAAATCAATACCAGTCAGCTCTTTCCAAGCTAGCACCACGAAATCCCAACAAGTGTGACTTCCTTTCTGATATTCCTGCCAGTATAGAAAATCTAAACTCACAAATAACCTCTCAGTCCAGGAAAATTGGTATAATCGAATATTATACCAGTAGACAAATTGTTAAAACTGCGTGCAGAGGCATCGAAGCTAGAACCTTTCTTGTTGAAACTAAACTTAGAAACTTCTAATTCAATTGGACCAAAAAGAGGAACAGCTAGATTATCTGATCTGTAAGTTCTGTATATTACTTTTGGCTTTTCTCCCCATGTACCAGCCGCACTGACTGCGTCTAGCTCTAATGGAATTATTTCACCTAAGTCTCCAAGAGAAATGTTTATTGATTGATCTAAAGTTCCAGAACTTCCAAGAGGAGTTATCTTCGCTGGGTAATATTCAAACACTTTGGAGACACTGTTTTCATCAATCACAGTTATTCCACCTATCGAATTTCTTACGAAACGATAAGTTTCAGTGAAAGAAGAATGACTTAGCTCAAAAGTCTCGAGCTGCACCACAGAACTTGCTGAAGATAAAAAGAATTCAGAGTAATCAGACACCTAGTCCTCCTTGAGTATTCACGCTAACTAGCTCTCCTAAAGAGAGTAACCACTCATCTATGCCAGCGAACTCTCCTAGACTATCTGCGATAGTAAATACAGAAGAATAGTCAACTGAAGGAACAGCAAGGATAGAAGCTTGGACAGTTCTTCTGAGACCAGTGGCATCTGTAAGCCTGACTGATCCAGGAACGAATTGAGCTTCGTATAGCTCAGCATCTCCTTGAATTGATATCAAGTTTACAGTAAAAGGAGAGCTCCCTTTAGAAATAGTAGTATGAAAAAATGTGGAGAACTCTCTGTATTGGTCTAAAGTCATTACCCAAGTGACAGAGAACTCAGTCGGTTCAATTAACTGATCAGTTCTCAATCTAGGACTAATCCCATCGCTTGATACAATTCCTGTTCCGAAAGTGACTCCGTAACCGTTAACGCTTGGTATGCGATCATAATGTTCCATAATTAGGACACCACAGCAAGGATAGAAGCTTGGACAGTTCTTCTGAGACCAGTGGCATCTGTAAGCCTGACTGATCCAGGAACGAATTGAGCGTTGTGTAGCTCAACATTACCTTCGACTGAAACCAAATTTAAGGTGAACGAAGAACTACCTTTAGAAATCTTTCTTTGAAAAAAGTAAGAAAACTCTATATACTGTGACACAGTCATAACCCAAGTGACAGAGAACTCAGTCGGTTCAATTAACTGATCAGCTCTTAGTCTAGGAAGGCCACCGTCCGTATCTATTGACACTAGACCTGTTCCGAAGGTAGCTCCGTAGCCACTTACTTCTGGGATGAGATCGTAGTGTTCCATTATCTTCTTCTTTCGGCAGTTGTGTTTTCGGAGAAAGCTGATGAGATTTGACTGTTAGAGTCAACTAGCTGACCAGCTACAATTTCTGGAGTTCTCTCTGTTACTTTTTTCTCAGCTTCTTCTCCAGCTATAATCCTTATCTCACCTTCACTTATCTGCTCAACTTTAACATTTTGTCCTGTATAGTTATGAACAGATACTTTCATTCCACCGGAGGTCACATTTGGTTTATCGCTACTGGACCCAGAGGCGAAAGAAGGTAGAAGTCTGGATACATCCATACCTGAGTTTATAGCTTTTAGCAACGGAAGATTTTTAGAGGTTGCATCAGCGTTCACAACGAATTCTCTGTTAGAAAGCCAAGCTGGTATCTTATCTTCTTTCGGGCCTCCAGGTCCTGTGATTAATCCACCTTCTGCAAATCCTCCAGCAGCGGCAAGACCAGTGCTAAGAGCTACAGTTGAGGCGATTGCAGCAGCGGCGGGAGCAGCGTTTGTTCCCAGAGTCGCTAGAGAAGCTAGAGCAGCGGCAGGAGCCCAAGCAGCGGCAGTCGTGGCGGCAGTCGCTACAGAAGCAGCCGTTGCTGCGGCAGCAATTGTCTGCCCAAGAGCTGCGTTCAGCAATGCCTGAATCCCCATCTCTACTAATCCTGAGATCAATGAAGCCAGTGCATTCTGAGCCACACTTTTCAAAGCCTGACCGAGGTTCTCTGAGAAGACAATAGCTTTACCTACACTATCCGCGAATCCTGTTGTGAGGGAACCAAAGAAGTCAGAGAATACTTCACCACTAGAAGCAGCAAATGTTCTCACTGCTTCTGTCATTTTTGATATACCCAAAAGGAAACCATCAGCGAAAGATCCATCTCCTGATTGTGTTACAGTTTCTAGGATAGTTTGATTCAAAGAGGCTAGAGAAACATTGAACGCATCTTGAGATATTCTTCCTGTATCAAGTACGAGATACAAAGCCTCTAGACTTGTTGTGTAACTATCTAGTGGACCTTTGATTTCTTCGTATATGGAGGCAGACTCTTTCGCAACTTCAAGACTTCTCATAGTAGCAGAAGCTAAACTAATCTCTTGTTCAGTCAAACTCCTTTTCAGTTCTTCTTCTATTTTCAAGATACCTTGAGCAATTTCTCTCTCTTGACTTGTTAATTTAAGAAGGTCGAGTTCTTTGTTCATTCCAGAGAGGATATTAGCAAAGTTTTTCTCTATTTCCCCGCCGCCTCCAGCATCTTTATCCGCAGCGTCTCTTCTCGCTCCAGCGAGTATAGTCTGATAGTTTCTTTCCGCTTCGGCTAGTTGATCAGTACTCGCTCCAGCAGCCATTAAAGCAGCTCTGTGAGTTTCATAGCCTTGAGTAGCTTGAGCTAAAGTTCTATCGAGACCTGTGAGACTAGCTAAATTAGCTTGGTTGCCATATCTGTCTACTTGATTGTTCAGCCTTTCTAAAGCGTTAGCAGCATCTTCAGCGTTATCCACAGCTACATCGTTTGTAAGTCTGCTGACTGTTGAGTTATACGCCGCTTCTGCTATGGCTAGATCTCCTAAGCTAGCTCCCGCACTGACCAAAGTAGATCTTAACGCTTCATATTTTTCAGTTTCCCGAGTTATGGCTTTATCTAAACCAGTTCTAGAGGCTACGTTTGCTTGAGAGACATATCTATCTAGTTCTGCGGTAGCATCACGAGTTGCTTCTGCTGAACCATCAATTTCACTAACAGCTTGGCGGTAAAGATCATTAAGATTAGCTTGACGATTTATTAGTTCATCAACTGAAATCCCATTGTTATTAAATTGAGAATCTAAATCAGCCATTCCAGATGCCAACTGAGCAGAAGCTTCTTGAAGACCTCCTGCTATCTTACTAGCAGCAAGCATAGATGGGATTTTACCAATGAAGAATTCTATCGCTCCAGCAGCGGCACCCGCAGAACTAGAGACAGCATCAAGACCTCCAGCCATTACTAGAAGAGCAGTCTCAGCTGCCGTTGCTGTTCCATTTAATTCTGCTATAACAGCATCTAAAATTTCAACTTGATCATTTGCTAAATCAACTGATTCTATAGAGTCTACTAATCCACGAACAAATTTTGTGAATCTAGTATTATCAACTTCTGAAGCAAGAGAAGCTATTCTATCACTAAATTGAAAAATATCTATGCTTCCAGCTTCTAACTCATCTCTAATAGTAACTAATTGATTTATGGCTCTACTAAAATCAAAATCTGCAGTTAGTATAGTTTTAGCATCAGTCCAAAGAGAGTTGTAACCAATCAACTGATCAGAGACTGCTGCGAGGGCGTTTCTTTGGGCTTCCAGAGCTTCTACTCTTTGAAGTTGAAGTTGGGCTATAGAAATTCTGTCAAATGTGTCAGCTAGCTCAACCCCTTGATCTTTAGCATCAACCATCGCTGCTCCGACTTGTCTCATCAAATCAGAGGTTTTATCTACTACGACGTTGACTTCTGCAGAAGCGTCACGAAGATTTGAAAGAGCGAAAACCGCAGATGTAATTGCTATAGCGATAAGACCGATAGGACCCAAAGCTGCTATCAGCCCACCTATAGCTCTACCTAGACCAACAACCATTGCGGTTAAAGTTGGAAAAACCCTTGTAAGCGTTGCCGCAACAGTACCAGCCGCCGCTTGTGCCGCTGTTAGGCGCACGTTAGCCGCTGCCAATGCGTTGGTGGCCCCTGTTTGGGTTGTACGCACTGTGGCAAGCGTTCCAGTAAGTCCTATTTCTGCTTTTTCTACAATTGAAAGCTGTGCTGTCACTCTAGCAAGATTAGCTTTTGCTGCTGTCAGGTTAACGAACTGTCCAGTAGCCGCCGTCCGAGCTTTTCCGTTAGCTACTGTGAACTGAGTATCTAGAACTGTCTGTTGAAGTTGAGTTTTTTGAACAGCTATGAGAGCCAAATTTTGACGAAGTTCTGTTTCTCTTAAAGCGATACCATATGTTCTAGGACCTATCCTACGGATCTCACTCGCTGCTCTCAATTGTTCAATTTCCAACATGCGAGTTGAAGCCACTGAGGCTGCTCTTATACCTACAATGTAAGCACTTATAGAGGCTAGAACTTTAGTCCCCAACATGCCCAAAAGAACAGCACCGACGACTCCAGCGACAACCGCTAATTCTGTGATATTGTCTGATATGAGTATTATAGATTTAGCTACGTTCTCTGAAAGATTGACCGCATCATCTAAAGCATCTAAAAATTCAAGCCAGTTAGTCCCTGCAACAGACAATGCTTGACTGATAGTCGGAATCGTATTAGCGAACAGCGTGTCGATTTCTTTTTCAGCTTCACGGAATGCTTTGAGAATAGTCTCAGCTGAAATTTTACCTTCCTCACCAAGTATTCTCAACTCACCTCTAGTGACCCCAAGACTCTGAGAAATGATGTCGGCGACATACGGAAGTTGCTCAAGGACAGAACGAAGTTCGTCTCCTCTAAGAGTGTTGGAGGCCATACCCTGCCCAAGCTGAACAAGGGCAGCATGAGCTTCTCGGGCAGAAGCACCTGATATGATAGTTGCTTTACTGAGGCTTTCTGAAAATCTTACAGTTTCAGCTTGAGAAATACCAAGCTCTCGCACAGAGAGTGCTGTTCTGCTATAAATTTCAGCGACAGCCTCAAAACCTGTACGGCTGTCTCGAGCTGTCTGAAACAGACGACGCTGAACTACATCTAGGTTAGATGCACTGGTTGCTGTCAAGCGAAGTCTGTTCTCGTATTCAGTTAGAGTATCAAGTTGACGTGTTAGTCCACGAAGGATCCCTGCTCCACCCAAGACAAACAGAGCACGTTGCATCAAGAAGATGCCGCGAGTAGCAGAGTTAGCCGCCAAGCCTATTTCATCGATCCTGCGCTTGATTACTCTTGCGCCAGTTTCTCGAAATCTGATGTCTACATTTTCAGTAACCATTAGCGTTCAAACACCCTAAATCCAGCGAGTTCAGCTTTAGCTTCCAGTAGAGCAGTCTCAATGAAACCAGCAGGAGCTTGTTTAGATGAACCAGAGTTTAATTTCTCTATATAAGAAGCAGCGTTGCTGATATAAATTGAAGTCTCTAAGCCTCTTGTAGAAGATCGTAACGAGTTTATGCGAGCTCGTCCAGCGTTGATAGCCGCAGAAGCATTTGCGTTCTCACCAATACCAAGGTTCTTTCCTGGAGCATAGGCACCGATCACAGCTCGAGTAGGTGCTCCGATACCAACACGCCAGTTAGAACGAGCGACACCTTTATCAGCAGGTGTGTTCCGAACAAGACTCTTCAGAGAACGCACCGCGACAGCTTTAACAACGCGAGAAGCGGAGTTCTCAACTTGAGAACCCCGCCGCCTGATGTTTCTAGAGAATTGAGCCAGAGTAGCCATTCACGTTTTCTTCCCAATTTGCTTAAGATAAGCTAAGTCCATATCTTTCAAATGTATGTGCATCGCCCCTATCTGTTCTTCGTCACACCCACTTTTTTCGCAGTACTCTTGAATCGTTGTCCACCATATTGGTCCAGCGCTCATACCCATTTGTCTAGAGGCGATAAGATCATGAAACCCTATATAGTATAACTCAAGGCCAGGAAGAAGACTAGGGGCGTTGGCTATCTTTTCTGGTAGATCCCAACCCGCCCTAGTGCATTGCTCAATAATCGCTTGTTCAGAAGGTCCCTGTGTTAATTGATAACACAGGAACTCTACGAGTTTTTTGTATCATTCTCCAACTCTGCCTTGCGGTAGTTGGCAAGAGAAGCAGCTTGTTCTTGAATATCCGTGAACATTCGTGGAAGAGCTGACAGAGCTTGTTCAACGTTAGCAGAGTTGAAAGGAAGGATCTTCCCGTCTGGGCCTTCAATACCAGATTTCATCTCTTTACCCTGCATAGTTTCCCAAGCGAGAATAACGGTCTTGGCGTAGATGTCAGCCATGAGTGCTTGAGAACGATCGTTGCTCAGAGCTCCAGATTCAAGAGCGCGGCGAACAGGCTTGAGCTTCTTCTCAGCGTACTTGACATAATTCTTGTTACCCTGCCCAGCAGAGGCAAGAAGAACACGGAAATCCCCGTAATCAATCCAAACGCCTTTAGATTCAAGTTCCGGATCGGTCTCAAAAGTGTCGTACATTCCCATCTTATATTTTCCTTCTTGGGTTATTGAGGATGCCTCCATCGCGAAGACACCCTCTTGAGTTTATTAAGCCGCTGTTGGAAGATAGTTAAAGTAAGTGACCAACAACGTGTGATTGAGATTTGCATCAATGTCTTCACCAGATGCAGCCTCGGTTGACAAAGGCAAGGTAATAGGTTGATCAATTTCAACCGAGAGTC